GACGGTGGCCCGGCGGACCCAGAACGCCCCCTCGGGCATGTCGGCCGGCCACTTCGGCCCGGAGATCCACTTCGGTCCCCAGGAGTTCAGGCACAGCAGGGCGTCTTCCGGCGACCCGTTCTTCGCGTAGCGGACCGCGACGAACGCCATGCAGTGGGCCCACTGGCCCGAGGCCTTCGCGTAGCCGTGCTGGTCGCGGACGCTCTCGAAGCCGACGAGGGAGCAGACCGGGATCGGGAAGCCCGCCTCGATGGCCGCGGCCGCCTCGGCGAACGTCTTGACCATGGCGACGTGCTGGGCCGGATGCTTCTTCGCGATCGCGTCGAGCTTTCCGCCGTCACCCTGGCCGCCGTTGCCCCAGTTGCCCCACTGCTTCGCCCGGTCGGGCGAGTAGACGCGGAGGTCGTGCCCGCCGACCTGGTCGCGGTAGACGACGCCCCAGTCCTTCACCCACCGGGCCGCGGCGGCGCCGTAGGATCCGTCGCTCCACCCGCCACCGCCCTCGGGCTTGCCGCGGGCCTCGACGCGCGAGCCGCCGTAGATCGACTCGGTGGAGGGGAACGGAGGCGGGTTTGCCAGCCGGCCCGTCTCCCAGTCGACACACTGGGCGATCCAGATCCCGTGGGCCCAGCCCCACGACACACAGTCCCCGATCCCCTGGCGCTCGACCACCCACGGCCGGGCGTAGAGGGCTTGGTGGGCCTTGTAGGCGGCCCGGTACAGGAACGTGTCGACGCCCTTCGCCTCGCGGAGAGTCTCGGCCCCGGCCTGGCGGAACATCGGCTCGGGCAGCTCGCGGAGGAACGCGGCCACGCCCTCGGGGTCCGGCCGGTAGCCGTAGTCCGCCTCGCCGTCGAGGCCGAACCAGCCGCCGGCGGGCCGGGCCCGCAGACCGCCGACGAGGTACGCGGCGGCCACGCCCAAGAGCAGACAGAAGGCAAGGAGGCGGAGGTGGCGAGCGTCAGCGCGAGACATCGGCGGCCCTCGCGATCTCGCGGTACGCGGCGACCCAGGTCGACCGCTGGGCAGCCGACATCGGCCCGCCGCTCGTGCCGGCGGCCCGGTCGAGGTACTCGCGGATCGCCTCGCGGGCCCGCGGGTGTTTCTCGCCGAGGCTCACGCCCTTCCACCGCATCGCCTTCGCGCGGGTCCGCAGCTCGTCCCACGCTACGCCGGTCTTCAGCAGCGGCTCGGCCGACTGGCCGTCGTGCTCGAGCTCGTCCGCCAGCTCTGCGAAGTGGGCCGACACGGCCGCAGCGTCGGCCGCCGCGTCGGGGCCGACGAACGCCCCGCGGAGGTTGATCGCCGAGTCGGGGGCCGGGCCGGGGGCGGGCGTCGGCCCGGTCGGCTCGGAGCTGGCCCACAGCACCGCGGCCCCGGCGAGCAGCGCCGCCCCGGCCAGGTGCCGCCGTTCGATCGTCGGGGCCTTGTCCGAGAACGCGGCCACGAGGTGGGTGATCCGGTCGCCGGCGAACAGGTAGACCGCCGCGGCGACGAGGGCGAGAACGATCATCGGACTGACCTCACGAGGGGCAGGAGTTGCTCGATCGCCCCGGACGCCAGGGCCAGGACGAGGGCCCGGACTGCCGGCCGGGCCAGGATCCACACCGGCCAGGCGAGCGTCGGCACGGCCTTGTCGGCCACCGCGTCGAACAGGCCCGCCACCGCGTCCAGGGCCAGGGCCTTCTTCTCGGCCCCAGTCAGCGTCGACACGGTGTCGAGGAACGTCACGACCAGCTTCAGCATGGCGACGACGAGCTCGCCGAACTCGGCCCAGGTGATGCCGTCCGCGGCGGCGCTCTTCGCCGTCTCCACGAAGGCCACGATCTTGTTGAGCAGGCCGCCGTCGAGGTTGGCGGCGGCGGTCATCGGGGCGCGGACGTCCATGTCTTCCTCCTGGGTCAGCCGGTCACGATCCGCATCCGGGCGGCGGCGGCCGCAGCGGCGGCCCTGGCACCGGCGAGCGTCGAGACCTTGACGGGCGCCGGCGGGGCCGTCTGGCCGGCGGAGCGGCTCACGATCCCCTCCGGGTAGTCGTCGATCCACACGTCGACCTCCAGGCCGGCCGCGGCAGCGGCGGCCCGCTTCTGGGTGTCGGGGCCGCAGAGCAGCACCTGTGCCACGTCGAGGTCGCCGAACGCCAGCCGCAGTTCCTCGCGGTTGGCCTCCGTGTCCTCGCGCCGCGAGATGCACACGATGGAATTGCCGCGCCCGGTGGCGTCCACAATGAAGGACCGCCAAAGGCCGGGCGCGGACGTGAACGTCCGGTCGTAGTCGAGCGAGATCGTCAGCGGCCGCGGCTCGGCCCGGTGGGCGACCATGCCGCGGGCAGCCTTCCACTGGTTGAGCGACCGCGCCCCGATAGTGGCCGTTGACTGCGGATAGGCCGGGTAGGTCACTGCGGAAATATCGTAAAGGCCCGAGGCCCGGAACACGGTCCGCACCACGTTCCCCTTCTCGTCTTCCGTCCAGGTCTCCCCGTCGGGGGCGGCCGTGAACGCAAACGAGGCCCCGGTGATCGTCCGGTCCTCGACGAGCATCGCCAGGTCGCGACCGTGGGTCGTCTGGATCGGCCGGTGGGTGTACTCCAGGCCCTTGAGACCCTTGCGGAGTTCTAGCCGGCCGTTCGTCGTGCGGCCGGTGATCAGGTGCGACAGGTGATCCGTAAGAAAAGGGACGTCGATTTTCCCTCGCGGGTCGTTCGCCTTGCGGTCCACGAGCCCGTCGAACGCCGTCGGGGCGAACTTCTCGCGGAAGCCGCCGAGGTCGACGCTGAACGAATCCCACGGCGGCGAGATGCCGGTGAGCACGGGCGGCTCACCGTCGCGTGTCTCGACTCGGATCGCGTCCGGGTAGTCGGCCGTCAGCAGATAGCGGCGCTCAGGCTGGGGGTGCATTGTTTGCTCCTCCGGTTGTGTCCAGTGCGAATGGGTCGGGCTGGCTCGCCGGCTGGCCCTGGGCCGCGCCGCCAGCGGCGGCCTGGGCCGCCGCAGCCCCGAGCGTCGAGAACCCGAGCTGCAGGAACGTCTCGTCGGCGGCCGGATCGTCCAAAAGCTCGTAGTCCTCCAGGTCGCGCACCTGGTTGGGAGAGAGAGCGCCCATGGTGAACAGGGCCTTGTAGTGATTCGCCCGAGCCGTCATGTCGCCGCGGAGAAGCCCGCGATTGTCGAGCTTGCAGTACACGTCCTCGCCGTACACCGGCTGGAGTGCCATGTCGAGCGGGCCCTCGATCCGGTGCTGCCACGGCAGCAGGCACCACACCTGGGCGGAGAGATGCTCCTGCTCGACGTTCGCGTAGCGGGCCATCTTGGCGTCCCCGAGCAGCGTGCTCGGCACGCCCCAGTGGCGGCACACGTCGGGCAGGATCGCCGACCGCAGCTCGAGGTACTGGCTTTGCTCCATCGTGTTGGACTGCATCGGGAGCAGCTGCACCTTGCTCGACACGACGCCCGGGCTTCCGCGGTTGTGCCCCGAGTACATCTGGCGGAACTGCTCCCGCAGTTCGGCGATCGCCGGATCGGAGATCTTCTCGGCGGTCTGGATCAGGAAGTCCGGCCGCGCCCCGTTCTTCCAAAACGCCGTGGCCGCGATGTCGAGCTGCCGGGCCAGGGAGATCGAGGTGGCGCAGATCTCGCTCGGGCTCATGCCCCAGATCCCGTTTTCGCTCATCCACCGCCAGTGCAGCACCTCCTCCTGGCGGAGCGGGATCCACTTCCCGGAGGAGTCGAGGAACTTGTATCGCATCGAGTAGTCGGACAGCTGCTCGAGGCGGACCCGGCTCGGGTGCATGGGGATCAGCTGGCTCATCCAGCCGCGGTCGCCCGACAGGATCCGGGCGAAGCCGTTCCCATGGAGGGCGGTCCAGTAGGCCTGGAGCGTGTAGAAGTCGAAGCGGCTCTGCCAGCCGTTCGGCCGCGAGCGGATCGTGTAGGCGCACGGCGGGGAGAATCGCTCCTTGCGGCCGCTGGGCAGCGTGCGGCCGATCTGGATCGGCATCACGCCGACGCCCTGGGCGATGAAGCGGCAGACCGCGAAGATCGACGAGACGCGGACGGCCACCTCGGGCGTCACGTCCGACGCCGACAGCCGGCCCCACGGAGACGGCTCCAGGAGCGTGCCCAGGACGGAGATCATCCGCTCGTCGGTCTTACGCGGGCGGGCCGTGGACCGCCGGGGCGAGCGTTTGTTGGCCTTCGGGCTTGGCATGCTGGGCGTCCTGGTCCGGCGCGCAGTGCGGCCGCGGACCGCCAGTGTCGGGCCAACCGGCCGAACCCTTGAACCGGCCGCCTACCAGAGGCTCACCATCCGGTAGTCGTCGTCGGACGGGGCCTCCAGCAGCTCGTCGGCCGCGATCGCCATCGCGAACGCGTCGACGGCCGCGGAGATGCCGTCGATCTTCTCCGTCGACTTGGCCTTATCCGGCTTGATCATGCCGGTCGTGTCTTCGTAGACCACGGCGTGGTTCGCATTCCAGAGCAGGATCGGCGAGCGGTAGCGGAACCGGCCCTCGGCCACGAGCCCTTCGAGCATCTTGCTCGGGGCGTTGAGGGACCGCGTGTTCTGGGCCACGCCCTTCACCTCGACGCCCTCGCGCTGGAGGAACGTCGCCAGCGGCCCCACCTGCCACGGATCGCAGCCGACGCGGACGATCTGGTGGGTCTTGCCGAACTCCAGGATGTCGCGGGCCACGACCTCGTGGTCGAGCCGTGAGCCGCTCGTCACCGTGAGCCAGCCCTCACGAGCCCAGGTCGAATACGGGATGTTGTCCTTCCGCTCGCGATCTCGGATCGTCTCCTCGGGCACCCAGTAACGCATCTCGCAGTCGAACGATCCGTCCGGAGCCTTGAACAGGAAGGCGGCCGCCGTCATGTCGAGGTTCGAGGCCAGGTCGACGCCCACCACACACGGCCGCCCGGCGAGCGGCGCCGGCGGGTCCTGCCGGCAGCGGGCGAAAGCGTCTCCCTGGAACCAGCGGGCGTCCGATTCCGTCCACACGTTGAGCGAGTAGCGGAGGAACTTCCCCATCTTTCGCGGGTCGGTCGTGGCATCCTGGTAGTCGGCCGCGAACTCCTCCTCCGGGAACGTGATGCCCATCGACGGGTTCGCCTCACGCCACACGGCCGGGTCGCCGTACCCCCGCGGATCGTCCGGGTCGGCAGCGTAGATCAGCCCGTAGAAGGACGGGTTCGCGGCCGGATCGCCGCCGCGCTCACGCATGACGAGCTCGGCGTCCTTCCACCACTGGTAGCCCACGCTGTTGCGGTTGTCGCCCGCAGTCGAGATCGCGATCACGAGGCCGTTCGGGGTCGCCCGGGTGGCGTAGGTCAGGGCCGAGATCAGCTCATCGGACCGGTGGGCGTGGATCTCGTCGACGATCACATGGCCGTTGAGGCCCTCGTTCCGGTAGGCGTCGGCCGACAGGCAGCGGAGGACGTTGCCGTTGTCCCGATTCTTGATCACCGACTTCGAGTCGATGATCTCCAGGAGCTTCGACAGCTGCGGCGATGCCTGGACGAACTTGGACACGACCCGGTAGATCTCGCGGGCCTGGAGCCGATCCACGGCCGCGAGGTACACGTCGGAAAGCGGGTAGTGGGCCGTGAGCAAATACTCGGAGATGGCGGCCATGAGGAAGCTCTTCCCCTGCTTCTTCGGGCAGAAGATCCCGGCCCGCCGGTAGCGCAGCCTCCCGTCCGGCCGCCTCCAGCCGAAGATCGGCATTACGACCCGCTCGCGCTGCCAGTCGATGAGCCGCATCCGCTCGGGGCTGCCGCCGGTGACCGACGGCACCCAGCAGAATCGCTCGACGAACTCGACGGGACGCGTGGCGGCCTCGAGGTCGAACGTGTACCCCTCGCACCACTCGGGGCGATCCCGGCCCGGGTCAGCCGGTGAACTTGCGGAGGGCTTCTTCGTCCGGGTCTTCTTCGCCATCGCTCACCTCGTCTGCCGGCAGCCGCGCCTCGTCGGCGGCGGTCAGGCCGAACTTCCCGCTCAGTGTGACGAAGTCCCGGCGCGAGTCACGGAGCAGGCGGGCGACCGGCGACACGGCCTGCCCGCGCTCGGTCGCCGTGATCCACCCCTCGGCCGCGATCTGCTCGGAGAGCTGGCGGATGTCGGCGTGGAGGTGGCACAGCTCGGCGAACACCTCGGCGTGCACCTGGCGAAGCCGCCCCTCGTCGGCGAGCGTCGGGGCGTGCACCTCCCAGAACGCCAGGGCGAGCGGACGGGCGGCCACATGGTGCGGGGGAGTTACCGACTCCACTCCAGTGGAAACGCCCCTACGGGCCAGCGTGTTGCGGCCAGTAGCACTCCGCTCGGAGGTTGGGTCAGGCAAGGGGCCGCGTCTGCCCATTTTGAAGCCTCACGTTTTTTCGGAAACCCGACAGAAACTCGCGCGGAAGTCGCGTGAGGTCATCATTTGTAACACTGTTTTGTGTTACACCCCACCCCCCATTTCTCCGAAAATGCTTGTTTTCCAGGCAAAAACACACGTTTGCGTGTTATCTCGCTCGCATGTAATACAAAAAGACGGCTAACTCCCGTGAAAACGCATGTTTTCAGAGAATCCCGCGCCGCTTCTGCTCATCTCGCGTCTTCTTTCCGTGGCACCTGGCGCACCGCCAGAAGATGTTCTCGTCGTCATCGCTCCCGCCTTCCTCGAGCGGGATCTCATGGTCGGCGTGTCCGTCCTTGCCATACGCCACGCGTCCGCAGTCCTTGCACACGAACGCGTCACGCGTGGCGATCCGCATCCGCTTGGCCTTCCAGTCCGCCGTGAGGTAGTGGGCGTGCTCCTTCGTCGGCAGCTGTGTCACGAACCGCGGCGGCGTCCACCGTTCGATCTTGGCTGGCATCAATCGCCGTCCTGTCGCATCGCCTCCGCGATCTTGCCGCAGAGGAGCCGGTGGATGTGGGTGGCGGAGGGCATCAGAGTGTCGCCGCCTCGCGGAAGGCCGCGTCTAGCCGCTCGCTCGTCAGGCCGAGCGTAGCGCCGAGCGTTTCGACGAATTGGCTCGCCCGATGCACCTCGGTGCCGTACTCCCATTCGACGCGGACGCTCTCGCGGGTGATCGCGTCGGGGATGGATGCGATTGTCGCGTCAACGGTCGCTAGCGTGATCCCGTTGCGGATCAGCCACAGACGGGCCTGACGGGCGGAGATGGACGGCGGCACGGGCGTCGTGTCGGGGGCACGTTTCCAGCCCGGCGGTAGTTCGTCATCCGGCACGGCCGTGCATCCTTCCGGCGGTTGCCAGCCTGCTGGAACGTCCAGACGCACGAACGTCACGACGCGGGCTTCGGAATCCAGAATCGCGAGAGATGTAGCGTTGATGCCCATGTTCAGTACCAGACTGTGATGCGAACCACACCGTCGCCGCCGTTTCCGCCAGCGCCGCTGTTGAATCCGTTGAGCGACGCGCCGCCGCCACCGCCGCCGCC